CTGGCTCCCCGTCCAGCCGGCCGACAGGGCAATCTGGTTTGTCGTCGACAGGTTCTTGAGGCACAGGAGTTTCACCGTGCCGATGCCGATGGCCGAGAAATCGACCTCGTCGTAGCCAGACGCAAACTTGCGCCGGTCGCTCCAGACCGTCGTGCAGTCGCCGACGTCGAAGAAGAACGTCAGCGGGTGGTCGGTGATCGAGGACGTCAAGCCACTTGTCGTGGCCGACCGTGCCGACACGGTGGCTGTGACCTGCGCCTCAATGGTCATCGGTATCCGCCCCATCCGGAGGCGGCCAGCAGCGTCTCAAAGGTGGTCGGAATCGGCATCTGGCCGCCGGCGGCGACCGGCTGGCGGGCCTCGTACCAGTGGGCGACAAGCAAGAGGATCAGGTGCTTGAGGACGTTCGGCACGCTCGCCCCGGAAGCCCCGTACCCGGCCGACCACCGAACCAGCACGCTGTTTTCGTCGCCCCGGACGGCTGGCCAGACGCCGCCGTAGATCGGGAAGATTCGCCCAGGCGTGGCATAAAAGTCCGTCTGGAACGCGCCAGTACCGCTCGTCAGCGTCTGATTGGCGCCGCCCTCGTCACGGTAGACCAGCGTGACGTTGGCGTTCTGCATGGGTGGCCTGGGGAGGATGATCTCCCACAGCGGGAACGTGTCGTAGCGGGCCTCCCACACGGTCGTGATCATCGAGATGTCCAGGACGCTCTCGACGTACTCGCGGGCCGTGGCGATCAGCGTCGTGATGTAGGCGTCGTCGTCGCTCGTGTCGACGCGGCACTGCACCTTGGCCTCTGCGAGCGTCACCGGCTCGACGGCCGGCGCCGTATGTCGCGTCAGGCTGCGGTACGGGGTGATCGCGGAGTCGGGCTGCTGCGGCGAGCCGTAGACGATAGTGACGGTCACTTGTGCCTCTTCTTCCCTTGCGGCTGGACGGCCTTCTCGACGCGAAGTTCCACGGCGGCGGTCTCTTCGCCGCGCTCTTCGATCTCTTGGACAAGGCCGCGGGCGAGCAGGACTCTGGCCATGCCGTCGCCCCAGTCAAACTCTTGACCGACCTTGTAGCCGCCGAACTCCTTGACGATTTTGACTCTCACTTCACAAACCCCCATGCGCCCTCTGGCGGCGTCCTGTCGCTGTTCCAGAACTCGGTCGTGTGCTGCTGAACTTTGCCGCACTCCACGGTCCTGGACGGCCATGTAATCATCAGTTCGGCGTGGCCGACGCTGACGCTGGTGGCGATCCCCAACTTGTTTCCCGTGGCGTGAAACTTCTTCCAGAAGTAAATGTCCTCATCAACATGGCCGCCCGTGAACGTTCCCTCGGCGTTGGCCTCGGCGAGAAACCACGGCTTCGGCATCTTCTTGATGGCTTCGGTGCGGATGAACGTGCAGCCGAAGTGGGCCGTCTCGACCAACTGCACCGGCTTGGAGAACCAGTCGTTCTCGACCGTTGTCTTGTCGTCGGAGGTGACCCCAGGCAGGGCGAACATCACTGTGTTCGCTTCCCGCTTGGTCTGGAGCGGCGCGATGGCGTCGACGCCGGAATACATCATCAGCGCCAGGAGCGCCTCGACGGTCTTCGCGGTGAAGATCGTGTCGTAGTCGATCGTCAGCACGACGTCGTGCGTGTCGATGACCTGCTCCATCGTCCGCTGTAGGCACTGGCCAAAGAACGCCCCGGTGTATTTGATCGGGGCGATCTTGTGCGGCGCTAGCGCCTGGGAGATGCAGAAGAAATTATCCGTGAAGCCGAGGCGTGGCACGCTCATGAGAGCGGCCACCTTGACCTCGGCTTCACAATTACCAACGCGAACCAGCATCGTGCGCTCCTTGTGAGGAGCGGGCGCGCATCCTTGCGCCTTTGTCGGCCGTCAATGGCCGTCCCGCTTATGCAGGACTAGCCCTTGACGAGACCGAGGACGCCGGCGTCGGCCGCCGTGGCCGGCGACTCTTCGCCGCGACCCAGGCGAGCCACGATCGCCACGTTCGCCGACGCACCGGGGGTGTAGGACACCTTCAGGTAGCGCTTCTTGGCCTTCGTGTCGATGTCCATCTTGAGGATGGCAGCGGAAGCCGTCCCGGCCACAGTCACGGCAGGGATCGAGAAGCCGCCAGTGCCACCGCCAACCAGCGCCGTGACGTTGGAGTAGGACGAGTTGTCGTCCGACTCTTCGACCTTCACGGCGTTTGCAAACACCGTGCTGGCGTTGCTGGCCCGCAGGACGGTCACGCTGGCGTGGTCGTACCCGATGGTGTCGATCGTCAGGGTGGCAGTCGCAGTCGCACCGACAGCCGCCGCCGGGACTTCGGCGACAACCTTATGGTTCTGGGAGTGAATCATTTGCTTTTGGCTCCTTTATCACGAAGCAGCCGACTTGAGGGCGACGACGGGGCCGACCTCCGAAGTGCTGCCGAGGCTGTGGTGGTTGATGTCGAACCGCATGGTCCCCTGAAGCAGCAGTTGATCGGTGGTCGCGTAGACCTGATCGAACAGCCGCACCGAGAAGTCCCGACGACGGGCGTAGATGCTGGACAGGCCCATGTTGCCGAACAGCACCTTGACCTTGTTGGTGTCAGCGCCGAGCGTGCTGTTGAGGACATGAACCATCCGCACCGGGTAGCCGAGGAACGACTCACCGGCATCGCGGCCGAGGTTGTCGACCGTGTTGCCACCGGCCGCATACTTCAGGCGGCTGATGGACGCGGCGTAGCCGGCCGGCGAGACGTACCACGCAGCGCCCTGGCGGGCGTAGAGCGGCAACTTGCCGATGACGCCGAGGAAGTCCTCGATGTCGAGGGTCTCAAACGCCGTGTTGCCCGAGGCCGCCGTCACGACGCTCGCCGTGTGCGTGCCGTCGTTGATCTTGTTCACGATGCCGTTGATGCCGCCGAACTCGGACGTCCCCGAGCCGAGCCAGCCGCAGGTGTCGATCTTGTAGGCCAGCGAGGTCGCGAATTCAGCAGCCACACTGTCGGCCAGCGACACCAGGGCATCCTCGACCACTTCGGTCGACATCCGGCAGGACACGCCCAACTTCTTGGCGACGAGCGACACGTTGCCGTAGGTCGGCTCGCTCTCGCTGATGCTCGACCCCTCGCCAATAAAATACGCCGTGGTGCCGGACAGGCGCTTCGGCACCACCATCGTGTCGCGGTTCATCGAGACGTTCTCGGCGGCGCCGGGGAAGGTGCCGTAGGTCTCGACCAGCCGGATCACGCGGTTGGCGAACTCTTCTGGAACCAGCGCGCCACCGGCCGAGTTGCTGCCCTCGTTCAGAGCGCGGCTCTCGACGCCGTGGTCGCGGCACCACCGGAGATCCTCCTGGTTGCGGAACAGCGTCGCCCGCAGCCAGCGGCCGCAGCGGTAGGCGCTCTCGACGGCGTCGGGGCCGTCGTTGAAGGCCCGCAGGCTCGTGTGATGCGGGTTGATCGCCCGAATCTCGGCCTTCTTCGGCTCCTCGGCCGGGGCAGCGACGGGCGCCGGGGCGGGGGCGGCCCGCTCGACGACCGAACGCAGTTCCGCCTCCTTGGCGGCCAACTTCTGCTCAAACTCCAGGTCCGACTTGACCTTGTCGGCCTCGTCCGTCAGGCGACGGAGTTCGGTGGTCTGCTCCTCGGAACGCTCCTCGCAGTCGGCGAGTTCGTTGAGGCGGGCGGCGATCGCCGCGGCACGGTCCTGAAGACGCTTGAGGTTGGAAGCCATTTGGCTGTTGCTCCTTTTTTGAGCCAGCCAAACGCAAACGCGGCGGCTGGCGGGGTATCCCGCAAGCACGCCGCGACAAGAATCCTCAAGTCGCTCGCACTGATCTCCGCGAAATCCATCGCGGAGCGGTTATGTCTCTCTGTAGCCTAGCGTGTGGACGCGTAGGCGTGCAAGTCAGTCGAGGGGCGGCTACGAGACGACACTCGCCTTGATGCCCCACTTGGACAGAAACGACACGACGTCTTCATACAGTTGGGCGCGAGTTTTATCGGACTCGACGTATTCGTTGATACTGGCTTCGCCAAATTCCTCGCGAATCATCTCAAGCGGAGCGGCCTCGTCGTCGGCGTCCCAGTCCATTGCGCCGTAATCAAACCAAGCGTACCAGTCGCCTCCATGGACAAACTGCGTCGCGGGGGGGTGCGACGCCAGCGCTGCGTCGAGATCGGCCTGCGTGTCTGGCGTGCGCTTTGGCCAGTCCGCGTTGGCGATGTCGCCATCTGGCGACTCGTCGCCGTAATCCCATCCGTCCTCGTCGTTTCCGGTTGGGTTGAGCGGATAATCGTCCTGAATCATTTTCCACCTACCACTTGAAAGTGCTTCCCACTAGACGACCGCGAACCACGCCGCCAAGTATAACGATTTCCTGCTCATGCATACACCCAAATCCTGTCGTACACATGGACAAAACCCTTCTCGCCGGGACTGTCACGGTTAGGAATCGCGCGGTCTTGCCGCCTCCGGCAAATACTTCTGCGGTCGACTTTTTCATCGTAAAACTCGACGCGGGTTGCAGCGGAACATCACGCTCGCCTGTCGCGGTTAGTTTCGATGCGCTTTTGTATCCACGCGCGAGTGTCAGGTGCGTTATCCCCTTGCTCTTAAAGTCTGCCTGCGTTGCGTCGTGATGGGCCTTGATGACAGCCTGGACTGCCTTGTGCTTCCTGATCGCGTCTACTGGCTGCTGCCAGCCAGGAGTCTCCTTCAACTGGTTCAATAGGTTTCTTGTGTGCGCGCGCTTAACTTTGAGTGAATCCATGATCGCGTACTGTATTCCAATCGCCAGCGGCCCCTTGCTGGACGTAGCAGCCCACGATGACACCATTGCTGCCGACAGCGCGTACCTCCTGTGGAGGCTTTCTGGAATTCCTGCCTTGACTAGTTGTTCGGCGCTTGCTGCGCCGAGGTAATCGCCTAATCGCATTGTTTTGAAAATATCGTCGTCTATGTCGGATTCCTTGATGCCCATCTTGTCAAGGGCTTTTGCGGCGTTGTGTGAGATGATCCGCTTTTGATCGCTACGAACCTTGTCAGAGTTCGCCCCTAGCGTGTACCCCCAGCCTGCCTTTAGGTGTTCGCCGAATACCAGTTCCCTGTCTTTTTCAAGAGCGGCTTCGATCTCTGGCGTTGTCTCGTTTTTTTTGGTCAGAAGCGGCTTTCCGACTTCAACCGGCGGTTTCTCCGGCTCTTTCTCTGCTTTCTTGACAGCCGCTTCTGCCTTCTTTTCTGCGGCAAGTCTTGCCTTGAGGGCGTCGAGTTCTTTTCTGATGCTGGGCGCGGAGACAACCTTGAGGCTTTCGCTGGCCTTCTGCAGTTTGAGTTCCTCAAGTTCTTGCTTGATGCTCTTTGGGGTTCCTGCGACCTTGAGTTGCTCGTTCGCCTTCTTGATGCGGATCTTCTGCAGCATGGCCGCTTTCTTCGCGGCAGCGGCCTCTGCAGCGGCCTGCTTCTCCGCGGCGTCGCGCTCGCCCTTCTGGGCCTTGCGTTCTGCGGCCTTGCGTCGCAGGTAATCAATCTTCTTGGCCTTGGACTTGGCCTCACGCTGCGGTCTGGTGGCCGCTGACTTGGCCTTGTCGGCGGCCTCTTTCTTGGCCTTCTTGGCGGCGGCCTTTTCGCGCATCGCCTTGGCGCGGGCGAGGTCGCCCTTGGCATTGGCACCCTTCAGCGCGCCGCCCTGCGAGAGCGGCTTCCGCGGGATGCCGTCCTCGGCGGCGCAGTTGTTGCCGGCCTTGAAGCCGCCGGCCCCAGTCCCGCACCCAGCCGACGCGCCCATCTTGGCCGGCCGTCGATTGGCGACCTTGACCTTCTTCTGCTTGCGCGGGCGGCGGCGAAACTCGGCGAACCGCTCTAGGGCGGCCCGCAGTTCAGCGAGGACGTCCATGGGCCGCGGTCTCCAGTGCCTTGGCCTTGAGGCGGGCCGCCTCGGCCGCCGGATCCACGCTCCGCTTCGCAGGCTGCGCGAGGCGTTCCTCGGGGATGACCCAGAGTTTGCAGACGGCGTTCGGGTCGATCTGCCCTTCCACAACGTCGCACGAGCCGCCTTCGTTCCAGAACACGCAGTTCTGGCACTTCATGCCCCGTTCGGCGAACGGGTTCTCGGTCATGTAGTGGGCGCCGTCCGGCCCTTCCTGCGGCCACGGGCCGTTCTCGATGGCAATCTGCTCAATCGCTTCGTAGAGCGCGAAGTTGGCCGGCGACAGGGACTCCATCGCCTCTTCTTCGGCGCGGACCTCGACCTCCTGGGCCGGCGCCTCGCGGTCGGCCGACTCCATGGCCGACACCTTGCGGGCTGACCAGTTCTTTGCCGGCGTGCCGCCCCACAGCAGCCACGCCACGAACCCCGGCTTCTCCTCGCCGGCCTTGTCCCACCCCGGCGACTTGCTCGCCTTCTCATGCCTCGCGAACCACGCGTTCATCTCGCGGACATGGTCGTCGGTGAGTTCTTCCCGGCGGGCGATCTTGTTGGCGCGGGCCACGGTCTCGGGCTTCAGGCCGTCGCCTGACTTGCCCTCCTCGTGCAGCCGCAGGCCACGCTTGGCTGCGGCGGCCATGCCGGCAGTGGGCTTGAGGCCGACTGCCCGCTGGTCGATGAACGCCGGAACCTCGCCCATGATGTTGCTGGCGGACACCAGTTCGCTCATCTTCTTGGCGACGAAGTAGTCCGACTCTTCCCAGACGCCTTCCTCAAAGTCGTACTTTCGCACCAGGGCGGCTGGATCGTCAGGCGTGGCCTCGATTGGTTCCTCGGAGTAGTCGCCGATCGTGCCTTCGGCCATGACGTACTCGATGCGACCGACGCCGCCGTCCCAGGCCACGAAGTCGCCCGCCTCGTGCATGGCCCGCTTCGCCATCTCCAGCGCCCGGCGGCTGACGAACACCTCGGTCGCCGGGTAGGCCGGCCGCAGGACGGGGCCGACGTCGAACAGGCCGTCGAAGTCGACGATTTCCCGGAGTTGGCGGCCGTCTGTCATCCGAGACCAGCGCTCGCCAGCCCCCTTCACCTTGAAAGCGAAGGACGAATTTCTGACTTCACCACGCTCGATAGCCTCCACGACGTCAGCGCGGCTTTCAGGAGCGTCGATCTCATAGCGCAGACCACGCTCGTCGACGGAGAGACGAAGAGTTCCGGCCGACTCGCGACCAAGGAGGAACATCGGCTCATGGTTGTAGAGAGCGACGACGTCGGTTCCGCGCTTGATGACATTGTCAAAGGCTCCGGGGAGAATCCGCTCCACAAACCCGCCCAAGTCCTGCGAGTCGCTGGAAAATAATGCCGCATAGCCGCGGATGACGGTCTTCTTCTTGCCAGTCTTGTCGCAGAGGCAGCGCTCGACCCCGGTATCGGTGTCGATCAGCCGTCGCTCAAGGTCTTCTCGACTCTGTCCGTCCATGTCTCAAGAACCTCCTCGTAGGGGCGGCCGCTGCGATGACACTCCAGGAGCAAATCCCGCGTCTCGTTCATCCAACTCGCCGC